TCTTTGAAATCGTCGAGTGGTCCTGCACCCAGTCTGGGTTGGCGCTTCAAGTGTTGTATGAGTTGGAATTGTGTCATATATTAATAAATATCAACAACAGGGTTTTGTTGTGTGTATAATACATTATTTAATATTCTTTGAACGACGTTGTTGTACGGCTTGTTGATCTTCTACTATAGAATTAATTTTTCTAATCCAAAATTTCCGAAGAAATATTGGCATTTCGTAAATGTCTTTCCAGTTCCATCTACCTTCCCCAAACCAAACTATATTAAATATTGCTTCTTGAAGTTCGACTCTATACTTACTATCAAAACCAGAAAAAATCTGACTTGATTGAAAACCCGGCAGAAAAGGTGCCTCCGTCTTCACCTTCAAATTCAGTTGTCATATCAATGCCTGGTGCGTTATCGCTATAATACATTCTGAATTGTTTTGCATCTTTAGCCATAAATTTATAACGTATAAAATGATCTATGATTTCTTTAGATCTAGATCCATCAACTTCAGTTATAACAGTTTTACAAAAAGTACTAGGAACAAGATCTGCTATATCATCAACATTATATGTAAACTTAAATTTAGTATCTCCAGCAGTGTATTCAAATTCTCCATTTTTATCGGCAATTAGTTTAAATGGTTTAGGATGTATGTTGTTTAAATTTACTATTCGATTCAAATCTTTTTTAGTTTTTGGATCTTCTACTACTACTGGATATTCTGACCCATATGATAATATACGAGCGGCTATTAGTAATCCGTCTTTGTCAAATGTCGACATTTCTTGTATATCAAATTTTGTTAAACTAACAGATTCAATTAAACGATCTAACATAACACCTTCTCTTATATATGACAAATTAGTAATAATATCTTCATCATATGCAGTCATGTATCGCATTTCTATTTTACCTGACGTTAGTACGTGATCTTTAGGATAGATTTTACCTCCGCTAGCTAGCGGAACTATGATACTAGGTAACTTGCTACGTTGTTCGTTTTCATAATGTTTTCTGGCTTGTTCTGCAGCTGCCGATGTGCTGATTCGATCTGTCATTTTACTCATTCGTTTCCTTATTATAACTTTATTATAAATATATGTACACAAAAAAAGTAGGGAGTTACCCTACTTAAATTGTATAGTTTATTATAATATTAGAAGTTTAAGAATGCCCAATCATATCTAATAGTCAATGAAATTTCTTGAACTGCATCGTCTCCAAAATCATAGCTACCAAATTCTGCGTCTGTAATAAATGCACCATTCAATGTCCATTCTTCTACTATTTCTCCGAGTGGAGATAGTTGATTTAATTTTAAACTTTTTTTGTAAAAGTCAGAATATCCATCTCTACCTGTTGCAGATTCATGATGCAGTCTAACCCACTCCATTACTGTTTGAGCTCCACTAGGTACAATTGCATCATATAACGTCATAGAAATAGAATTCCATTCAGATTTACCTTTTACGTATCGTTTAACGTTTAAATGATCCAATGTAATTTCTCCGTTAGATATTTTTGGTTTATCTGAAGCTTTTATTAAGTATGCAGGAATACCAGTATCAGCCATAGAAAGTATAAACTGATGTTTCTTTTTTGGTTCCCAGATAAATGCTTGGTCGAATAACTGATTTTCATCTATTGGGTTCAAACTACTATTAACTTGATCTATTAATGCCATATTGGTCCTTGTTTATTTTAATATAAATATAACGTACAGTAAAAAAGGTAAGACCGAAATCCTACCTTTTTAAAATTATTAATATTACTATTCAGGGAAACTTGCTCCGGTTGGTTGAATATTAAAGTCTAGGACTATAAATTCTGCCGTACGAGTTGGTTGAATAAATAACTGTCCATATAAAATATTTTGATCTATTAAATCCGGAGTGTTATTTGTGCTATCCATTACTGCTCGGAATGCAAACAATCCTTGCTTTGCTTTTACATCTGCTAAATAAGGATTCACTATGCTCAAAAATCTGTCTCTTGTAGCATTTGTGTTTTGTTCGAATACTAAGAATCTGGTAGATGATGCAATAAACTTTTTAACTGCAATAAGCAAACGACGCACATTTACTCTGTCTAACGCACTAGGACGTGCTTGAAGAGTCTTTTGACCCCAAATGCATATTCCGTCATTAACAAAGTTTGCAATAGGATTAACACGTGCTTCATACAATGTGTCTCTGTTAGATTGTGTTAATCTTACATACGTATCAGATGCTGGAACAACTCCTCTATTCAAACCTGCGGGTGCATACCATGGATGTTGTACTGCATCATTAAATGCTAATACTCCTGGTAATACTACCGACGGTGGTACAAACAATGGAACATTTTTACTAGGATTAACTATTCTAACCCATGGCCAATATGAAGCAACATAATTATTATCCAATGTAGTCACTTGATTTACAACAGTTGTAATACTGTCTGACACAGGATTTGTATCCATTACATAAAATGTGTCTTGACGATCTCTTACTAAGTTACGAGCTCCAACTGTTACTGCACTATGCAAACTATCAATGATACCTGGAGTAACTAAAAGATTCATATCATAATAATCAGTGTTGCTTAACAATGTAAACGCTTTATTATATGATTTAGTACCAGTAGATGTTGATGTGCTACAATCAAAACCAAATGTATTGTTAGAAGCTATGTTTGCTCCATTAAGCTTAGGCAAGTTAGGACGAGCTCCATCAAAACCTCCTTGGAATGGAATCATGAATTTTCTGGTATCTGGAGATACATCTTGATTAAATGTACTTCCAGTTAATGCGCCTTGCAATGATTGTGTATATGGAGCTGCCAATGATGGCCAAGCTGCTCCTACATCTTGACTAACATCTCCTAAATAGAAATCAGTATTTGAAGCAATACTACCACTTTCAGTAGGAGTAACTGCGATATAGTTTAAATTGTGAATATTAGTATAATCAAAACCTAAATAATTAGCACTGCTATATCCATTCGAATCGGTTTGTGTTGTTTTATATGTCACTGCTGATAAATTGAATGAAGCTGATGCATTTGGTATTGGTGATAATGGTGCTTTAAATCCAAATGGAACTAATGCCGGATCATTGCTACCATCACTAACACCAGTTTCTACACTTACTCTGATAAACTGAGACATATTTGGATAGTCTCCATTAACAACTACATCACCTGCATCTGTTACAGTTTGGAAACGATCTCCTATCACTCGGGAAATATATCTTGGCGAGTTAGGATCTAAATTTACATTTAAATATGTTTCAACTCTTTCCGGAGTACGATCGGTGTCTTGTGATTTAAAAGGAGAATTTGGAATTTCCAATGTATTTACTCTACGAGCTTCTACAGTAAATGTACCGTAGCCATTTGAATCGGATACTTCTGATGGTAATTTAATGTCTCGAATACCTATCTTAATTTCTGCATTAACAGAATCACCATGTGATAGTGTGTGAAATTGAAATAGATTTTTTGTGGCGTTGCCAATTTTTTGTGAAGTAACTAATGGAGTGTTTGCCGTAGAAAAATCTTTTAAATATTTGTAATTGGCATACTTGTGTAATGACATTGTAACTTCGCTTGTCTGATTAAACAATGTAGTTAATGCTGCTTTATTTTCATATTGAACATAAACAGGATAATCTAATGATTTTGGACTCCGACCAAATATTTTAGATAAATAATCATTGTTACCGGAATTAATAGAAGATGATATTGAAGCTCCATTGCCAGCTAAAAATGCAGGTGCTCCAGGAACACCATAAGTACCAAATGACCCGGATATTTTAATTTCAAATGAACCCGATGCGTCATTGTTTAATACAGAATCTTCAAAATATGCTGCATCAACTTTACTACCAGAACCTAATACATTTTGTGTAGGATGAAGAACGTGTGTTACCACTTTTACTGATCCTGACTCTGCTTGAATTGCTAGGGCTCCATTTTGTATATTGTATCCATCTTCATATAAAAGACGAGTTACTGTTATCACGTTTCCGTTTCTTAAATAGTCATTCACTACAAATGGAACATAAGAATCGTCAGTAAACGATCCAAATGTTTTTTCAAAATCACCCATTGATGTAATTTGTGTAGGAATGAGAGCTGGACCTTTTACGGTTGGTCCTATTACCGCTGCACCTATTTGTGCAACACCACCAGCTAAAAACGATTGATCTACTTCATTCGTAAATACGCCGGGCGAGACAATTCTTTCTGCCATTATGATACTCCTTGATTAGTTTGTTATAAATATGGATAACTTGTATCAAACATTGACTTCTGTAAACGTTCCGTCTTGAATGTTGATTTCTCCTTCGCCGTAGCGTTCTCGTAGGCTCACTATTAATTCGGATTCTTGTTGTTTTAACGTTTCAATTTTTGCTAGGTGTGATAGCTCTTCTGAGTCAATTTGTTCTATTCGCATTCGTAAAGCGTGTCGCTCGATTGCAATGTTTCCAAGTATGTTTGCGTTGTCTGTATAACCTTGTTGCAGAGTTTGAATTTGTTGTAAATGTTCTTTGTCCAGTTTTCTAGTTGCCATATTTATAACCTTTCTTTATATTATATAAATTTATTTTGTATTATCCAAATTATTAAGCGGTATATGTTATAAGATATGTATCAGTAACTCCTTTGACTGAAATAGACATTTCATTTTCATTATTAAACACTAGACCCGTAGTGTCCGTTTTAGTTTCCCCTGAGCTGCGGGTAAATGTAAATGGTCCATTTGGCGCGGCTATAGGATCAGTGGCAGTCAATGTTAACGTGGCTTTTGGTATTCCTAGTGCTGCCGTGAGGCTTCTGGCGCCTCCGCCCGGAGACGCTTCATTATTTGTCATTGTTATGCGTATTCCTCCAGCTTGTGAAATACTATAAGTGCCCGTGCTAGCTAGATGTAGTGTTGATGCTGAAAATTTAATAAATAATTCTCTTGACGACCCTTCACCATCTGTCCAATTTATAGTTAATCTGTCACTTACGAAACGAAGATTTGTTGCTAGAATAGTTTCCGCATCCTTTGCATTAACATCTATCAATTCAAAAGTCCCAGGTGCCTTTGTGATTGCTTGTAATCGATATGACACTCCTGATGATTTTGATAGTGATATATTCAGAAATGTTGTTGGGTCTTCTTTACTTGCAGCTTGTCGAAGAAAACTGTATATAGTTTCTGGTCTATCAGCTCCTCTTTTAACAGTACCTTCATATGTTCCGCCAGTTTGTGGTATATGATTTACTGTGTTTTTAGGTTGCACAACTGCGGTGGTTAAACTTGATAAACGTAATCCTACTTGACTAACAACTGGGCCGTCTTCGTCTTGGTCAAATGCAGTAATAAATGGTCTAAACACTGTAGTTTGTGTTGTAACAGTTCCAGTAGTATCATTTGTATTTTGTAAACTATGTGTTAATGGAGTCTTTGGAAATATTTGCTGATCAGTTTCTGGAGATTCGTTTTGACTAGCTGCAGCAGCAAAATTAGCTGTGCTATAAACACCAGTTTCACTATCCAATTTTAATAACATTGGATTGTCTACAACGTCACCAGCAAAATAATATTGTTTATCTAGGGATCGTAATGTAAGAGTCTTTTGTGATATATCTCCAAATTTGGTAATTCGTTGTTGAGTAAATGTTCCGGGTGCATGCCATGTGGTTACTTTGTCTAGTTGTGGTGTAGTTTCATTGGCCTTATCTGTTTCAATTCTAGATAACCCATTAAAAATAGCCGATGATGTAGATATTGATTGTATTTTAGAAAAATCCGAACCTCCGGCTACAGCTACAGCAGCTTCACTTTTAATAGTAGTCTTTTGAGCTCTGTTAAGCGCTTGTATTCTTGTGGTAAGATAATTATTAGTAAATTGCTCTGATCCTGCTAATGTTGTAGTTTCTCTAACTGTTTCTGCTAATTGTTTAGTCAATCTACTTAAATTACCAAATCTGATCGTATCATGATCTGTTGCTCCAGTAATTGGATTAACATATTTAATTTTGTCTACTACTTTTTCTACGTTTATATTTCCTCTGTCTAAAACAGCTCGTCCTAGTGCGGCGTACGCAGTTCGTTTTCTGTTTTCTGGTCTAAATTGAGATATTTCACCAGCACTTCCATATTTTTTAGTAAAATCTTGTTGTGTCGATGATCCTACTAAACTTGCTCCAACCGTTTCAGTGATTGCTTCAATTTGTGTTGTTACTGCTTGAGCTGATATTCCTACTTTGTTGTTGTTTTCAATTGCTTCTCGAACAAAGTCTTTTTGAAGAACAACATCTTTTTCTTCTATAGGCAATTCAACACCAAAATAAAAAGAAGAACTTGCAAAAGTTTTTGTAACAGCTTCGTCAATAGTCATCGGCGATGCACTTTTTTCTGCATCAGCTAGTTGAAGATAATGTGCAAATGTTGTGATTGGAGATATAGTTTTATATTGTGGGAAGCCTACTAACTCCCCTTCAAAATCTACTCCGGTTATTGAGTCTTTACCTCCTAACAATGTTATAGGACCAGTTGGTGTAGATGCAAATGTAAATTCTCCATTGGCATTTGTGGTTGTGGTTCCTACACTTGAAATTACTGTTGCTCCTGCAATTGGACCGTCTACCCCAATTCCAGAAAATGCAGCACCAGATGCTCCTGCTACTAATTGATATTCTAAAAACCAATTGTTTTCTGTGGCTTTTCTATTTGCTTCTTCAAATAATTTTTTTTGTTGTTGCATAGGCAAGTTTTTAATTTCTGGCCTTCTGCTAAAATTTCTCCAATGTATTAAAGACATTATATTTTTCCTTGTTTTTT